TGGTGGAGATGAAGCGATCGAAAATGGTGCTTGTTTGATTCTTAATAAAAGCGATTTAAGAGCCTTTGCTAAACTTAGAACGAAAGAAGGAAGAAAGGTCCATGCTATCGACTATGTAAATCAAACTATCGATGGTGTTCCTTATGTCCTTAACTCTAACTGTGGAGCTTTAAGTGATCCAGCAACTAGTGAAGGTACTTATTGTATTGCATATGGTTCTTTAACGAACTATGAAGTACCAATCTTCTCGAATATCGAAATCGGTAAATCCACTGACTATAAATTTAAAGATGGCATCATTTGCTATAAGGCTAGTGTATTTACTGGCGGTAATGTTTTTGGATATTAAGGCTTTGTAAGAGTTAAGAAAAAAGCGTCAACCACACCTAGTGTAGAAGAGTCAAATTCTAACTAATGATTCTTGATTTAGTGAAAGAGTCCCTAGGGATAGTAGAATCTAACCATGATGTAGATAATGAGCTCAATGCTTTAATTGAAGCAAGTAAAGAGCTACTAAGGTCAAGTGGAGTCAGTGAGAAGTATCTTGTTGGCTCTCTTGATCCTCTTATCAGTTCATTTATTTTGATTTATGTCACTACAAGTTTTGGCTATAAGAGTGATGGCAGTTTAAAAGAGTTACCTAAGCATTTTGATTTTTTGCTTAAACAGATAGCTTTAACAAAACATGATTAATGCATTTACTTTAAAGGTAACTCTTTTCAATGTCGAAACAAGTGCTGATTCTTATGGTAAGCAAAAATATCAAATAAATGAAGAGAGTACCATCATGGCAATGGAAACGAATATCACTAGAAGCGAGTTTTATGAAGCAAGTAGAAGTGGCTATAAGATTTCTCGTGTGATTAGAATAAATAACTTCTTGTATAAAGGTCAAAGGTTTATTGGCATAGATAAGAAAATCTATAAAGTGATTAAAACTTACCAGTTATCGCATTTGCTCGAACTCACCTTAGAAAATACTTCATTAAAGGAATTAGAAGGATGGCTAGTTTAGATGACTTTGTTGATGAGATTTCTTCTTTAATTGAGAGCTCATTAGATTTTGATAATGAAGTGGATGAGATTATGGAAGATACCGCTAGAGATATTATTGAAGATATTAAAAGCAATGCTCCAATTGGTAAATCTAAAGAGCACTTAAAAGATAGTTTCACTTATTTAAAAGAAGGAACGAAAGTGCATAAAAGCATAACGATCTATTCTTCGAGTAAAGGAAGACTTGTCCATTTAATTGAGTTTGGCTTTATTCATCGAAGCGGTAAGTTTGTTAATGCTCGACCATTTTTAAGACCTGCTTATGATAAGAATGAACAAAGATTGGAAACTAAAATCAAGGAGGCAATTAAGAATGCAACTAGAAAATCTTAAAGCAATATTAGAGAGTATCACACCTACCTTTTATGGAAGTTATAGTCCATCGATGGTTGAAGAAGAGCTCTCTAATTTTATTGTTTTCACTCGAATAAATAGCTCATTTAAGACTTATTTTGATGATAGGGAAGCAATAAGAGTGACACATTATCAGGTCAATTTAATCACTATAGATTTAAAGACCATGGATACTCTTTCAAAGAAACTCGAAGAAACTCTTAAACAAAATGACATATCTTTTACTCTTACAAGCGAATATATAAACGATAACGACACAATAAATACAGTCTATGAAATAGAAATGGAGGAATTTATAGATGGCTAATAAAATAACTTTTGGATTACGTAATGTTCACTATGCTTTGGCAACTAATGATGGTGAATCTTGGACTTTTGCTACACCTAAAGAGTTAATCGGCGCTCAGGAATTCTCAACTGAGATGGTTGGTGGAACAAGTCAAGTCTATGCTGATGATAAGATATTTCACACCTTAGTTTCTAATAGTGGAGCAACCATTACATTAAAATTAACTGAACTATCTGACGAGTTTAAAAAGGATATTTTTGGCTATGTTGAAGATAGCAATAAAAACTTAATTGAAGTCACTAATGCTGAAGTGAAGACTTTTGCTTTAGGTTATGAGATTCAAGGTGATAGTAAGGCTAGGAGAGTGTGGTATTTCTTATGCACGGCAACCCCAGTCGGACAATCAACGAAATCGAAAGCCGATAGCATTGAAGCAAATAGTGTCTCTTTAACTATTACTGCTCGACCAATTGAAATCAACGATAAAGAAGTCTTAAGAGTTATCGCTTCAAAAGGTGATACAAACTATGAGAACTTCTTTAAAACTGAAACCTTACCAACTTTAGGAGCTTAAGTCTATGGAAAAAGTAGTAGAAATTGGTAGTGAAAAGCTCGTTTTAAGATCATCTCTTTACTCCCTTATCAATTATCGTAATAGGTTTGGAAGCGAGCTCTTTAACGACATCAAAAAAATAGAAGAGGTCAAAGAAAATAATATCACAGAAGTCTTGGAAGTAATTTTTAGGATCGTTTTCATTTTAACTAATCCTAAAGATGGTGAGACTTTTGATGATTTCTTGAAGAGATTTGATTTAGGAATTTTAAGTGATGTTAGCTTGCTTCAAAGACTTTCAAATGCGATTGTTGAACTCTTAAAAACCGATAACAAAGGAAATAAAGGAGAGACGTTTCGAAGCGAGTAAGCATTCGTTTACAGCAAATATAATTTTTAATTTAGGTAAATTAGGCTTATCGATTGATGATAGCAGGTACTTTGATATTTCTACATATGTTGAGCTTATCCAAATTGAGCGAGAAATACATGGTGAAGAAAGTGGAAATAGAAGAGCAAGTCAAACAGATATCGATAGGTTTTTTATTTAGAAAGGAGGTATTATGGCAGAGACTATAAGAGGAATAAACATCAAATTAACTCTCGATGGTAAAGATTTACAAAACGAACTTAACAATATTAAAGCCAATTTAAAAGAACAGCAAAAAGATTTAAAAGCCATCAATACCTCTCTTCGCTATGATTCTTCTAATGTCGATTTATGGAAGAAAAAACAAGAGACATTAAACTCTATTTTAGAAACCACGAAGAAGAAACTTAAAATCAAAATGAACAATTAGAAAAAGCTAAAGAAGCCTTAAAGGTTGGCGAGATATCAGAAAAAGAATATAACCAGTTAAGAAGAAACGTTGAATACACGGAAGCTGACATTTCAAAGTTAAATAATGAGCTTAATAAAACAAGTGAGAAAATTAACTCTTTAGGTAGTGTTGACCTTTCTAAACTTTCTAAATTAGGCACGAACTTAACTAAATATGTGACTGCTCCTCTCATTGGTGCATTTACAGCTTTAACGACCTTGACTGTGAAAAGTGCTGAAACTGCTGATGAATTAGGTGATTTAGCTCAAAACTTAGGAATCTCAGTAAAATCACTTCAGGAGTGGAACTATGTAGCTAAACTTTTAGCAGTCGATAACGAGCAACTTCAAAAGGCTTTTATCAAAACGAATTCTCTTTTAGGTGATTTAGCAAGTGGTAATACATCAACTGCAACATCAGCTTTAGAACAGCTAGGAATAACCTATGATAAATTAAAAGGGAAGAGTGTAGATGAAGCCTTTAATATTATCCGTAATGCCCTATCTAGTTTAGAAGATGAAACTTTAAGAGTTGGCATAGCTAATGATATTTTTGGCGATAAAATTGGCACTGATTTACAACAACTTTTATCCGCTTCAAGTCAAGAAATAGAGAATTTTAAAAATGAGTGTCTTTCTTTAGGGATTATTACTGATGAAGAGGTGAGAAAAAGTGCAGCATTCAACGATGAATTAGATCGAGTGAAACAACAGCTTCAAACATTAGGTGACGAAGTCGCTCAAATTTTACTTCCTATCTTAACTGAGTTTTTAGGTTATGTAAAAGAGAGTCTTATTCCAAAAATCAGTGAATGGGCAAATAAGCTAGCCAACATGAATGACACTACAAAAAAGACCATTTTAGTGATTGGTGGAATGATTGCGATTGTTGGTCCAGCGATTAAGATAGTGACAGCTTTAGTGCCTGTAGTAAAAGGTTTATCGACTGCTTTAACTAGTGTTGGAACAAGCGGATTTTTTGCTGGAGAAGGAATAAATGCTGCCACTTTAGGAATTGGTGCTTTAATCGCTTTACTCGTAGTTGCTTTATCTCAATCAGAGACTTTTAAAGAGATCATTGGAGAAATTGGAGAGCTATTAGTTCAAATCATCGAACCTATCTGGGACATCATTGAGACGGTTGGAGAAGCCTTAATGCCAATTATTGATTTGGTAATGGAAGTAATAAATACATTAATGGGACTTTTACAGCCTTTATTAGATACGCTTTTGTTACCAATTAAAGTCGTACTTGATGTTATAGGAAGAATAATCCATGCCTTATATCCAGCCTTAAAACTGATAGCAAATGTAATTCAAAGAGTAATCGCACCAGTCCTTGAGATGCTCTATGCGATTTTAGAACCTATTTTTTCTATATTAAACGCCATCATTGAAGCGGTTGAGTGGATTATTGATCATACTGTCGGCTGGCTTATGGATCTTTTTGATTCAGCAGTTGATTGGTTTAAAGATACATTTCATCTTGGTGGTAATTCAAATAGCTCAAATCAAACTACGAATAACACAACAAATAATGTCACGATCAACACGAGTTCTAGTGAATTTGATGTCGATTCAGTCAATGAAGCCTTAGGAGGTAATTATCTATGAGAAAGTTTTATTTACAAAATGAGAAAGGTGAGATTTTTTATTTTGATTACCATTCTAAGGTTCTCATTTCCAGCGTCTCAGGTTTAGGCTTTGAAAAAGAAATCACTTACTTTGATTATGATAATCTCTATAAGAAAATCGAAGAGAAGAATCCTCAACAAGAGATCGCTTTTAAACTTGTATTTTTAGAAAATTATAAGGGTTTTAAAGGGTTTTTGAAATTTATTGAGGATTCTAGTGAACTTGTTTTATATTACACGAGTGTCGACATTAAATACACTTATGTTGAGATTGAATCCTTATCAAAAACTCAAATTGAAGGTGGAGCATTGACTTCGGATTTAAAGATGAAGAAGCTCTCTTATTGGTATAAAGATGTCGTTAGCGATGTAGTAATCAATGTCTCTAGAACTGGTAAGATTTATCCTTTTACTTATCCTTACACTTATAGCAACTCTTCAAAAGGAAAATTAGAGATTACAAATAATGGATATGCACCAGCTCCTTTAAAGATAATTATTGAAGGTGATGTGAATAATCCAGAAGTGATTGTTACTAAGGACGGAATCGAAGAAGCTAAGTTAAAAATATATTATGAGTCATCTAATTGTAGGATAGTGGTTGATGCCTTTCCTACTCGACAACAAATCACCATCACTGAAAATGAAGAAACCATCGATGCTTATGAATATCAAGATTTCTCATGTGATAACTTTATCTTTTTAAGTAGAGGTAAGCATGAGATTACTTTTATTCCAAACACTGAGACTACGCCTAAATGCTCAATTACGATGATTGAAGGATACTTAGGAAATTAGATATGAAACTTATATTTTTAGATAGAGGCACCTTAACATATAAGGATAACGCTTATGTCTCGAATGAGTTTGAAATCATCATTGATAGCGTAGTCAAACAGAAGTCGAATTTTGTCGCTAACAAAGAAACGATCAATGCTAGTGTCGGTGATATTGTGGTTTTAAAAGAAGGAGAACTCTCTTATATTGGAATCTTACAATCGATCACTCAAAATAAAGATAAAACAAGCAAAATACAACTTAATGACTTTAAAGAAATATTTAATATTGAAGTTCCGATTTCTTCCTTTTCTGGTGATATTTGCTTATTACTAGCAAACACCATAAAAAAAGCATTCATTGAAAATAGCGATGATAAGCAAAATCTAAAATATCTTAGAATTAAGCAATTATCTAGTGTAGAAGGTAACTTAAATTATAATGATGACACTTTGATTAAAATTGAAGACTTGATTGAAATGGTGAGTAAAACTTATGGCATCATTTTGCATTATAAAGTTAAATTTTTAAGAGGAAGATTTGTAAATATTGAAATCATCATACAAGAAGAAAGTCATCTAGTTAAACTGCGACACGACTTTAAAGCGATCAGTAATTTAACAATTAAAGAGAGCGAAGATAACACAGTTAATAAATGCATCTTTTATCCGAAAGCTGATAATGAAACACATAAGGATGAGAGATGTTTTTATTTGCTTAAAGATGGAACTATAAGTGAAGATAAGGAAAGTGAAAATCGATTTAATTACGTCAATGTCTACTCTGCTTTTTATGCGGATAATGAATATGAAAATTTAATAACAAAAGCACAAGAGAAGATGATTAATTCTAGTCAAGATCATCAAATAACCTTTGAACTTGATGGAACTAATAAAATCTTCATTCCTTTAGCGAATATTTTTGTTGGGTATTTTATTGAGTTCTATGCTCCAAAAAGAACCTATATGACAATGCTTACTCAGATTAAGTATAAGAACACTTTTTCTAGTTGCACCTTGACTTTAGGTGAGCAAAGAAACTCGCTAACTGACAAAATTAAAATGCTAAGTAAAGGTGGTCAAGATAGTGGAACGACCATCAATGTATCGACAAATTTAGTAAATTTAGATGGAGGACAATACTAATGGCAGTAACAAAATTAACCTTTGATGAAGCGCTCAACACGGCAAAAAACGACGCTTATTTCAATTGGTATTTAACAAATAAAACAAATGGAATATTTAAAGATTTAGGTAATGCTTGTGAGGCAAGTGCAAGTAATGGAAGTATCACCTTTAAAGATGGCTTTGTTTCAGTTTATGGAAGAAGAGTATATATCGAAAACGGCACATCGATCACTATTACTTTAAATGAAACTAAGAAAGGCTACGTGGTTTTAAAGGTAGATACAATCAATAACAAAGCTGAGATTTTACTTCACGAAGGAACTTCAAGTAATTATCCTACTCTTACTCAAGAAGACTTATTAGAGCAGGACGGAGTGTTTGAATTACCACTCGTAGGCTACTCTAAAACAACAACTACGCTCACTTTAGATAAGTCTTGCATCTCTTAT